ATGAAATCAACGCAATCGTTGTATTTAAGTCAGATCGCATTCATAGACAGGTTTAGTCTTGAAGCTCAAGAAGTCACACTAATTCAGCATTGTGAAAATCTAGGTTACATTGTTTTTGGGAAATATATAGATAACGGTAAAAGTGGCACGGACATGAATCGCCCAGCATTGCAGGAACTTTTAAAAGATTGCTCACAAAAGAAGTTTGATATAGTTCTTGTTTGGAAATTATCAAGGCTTTCTCGTAAGCTTAAAGATACACTGCAATTAATTGAGGATTTCGAGAAGCACGATGTAAGTTTTCTTAGCTATAGCGAACAATTTTATAATTCAAAGAACAATTCAACCAATAAGCTCATGCTTAGTATGGTTGGTGGATTTGCAGAATTTAAAAGAAGTACAATTGTTGAAAATGTGAAATTAGGTATGAACCAGCGTGCTAAGCTAGGTAAGTGGGAGGAAGAATCTTTGGCTACGATATCAGTAACAAAGAACTTATTGTAAATACCGATGAAGCAAACATTATAAGAATAATTTTCAATATGTATGTTAGTGGCAAGGGTTGTATCTATATCAGGGACAAACTAAAGGAATTAAATTTAAAAACAAAAAACGGCAAACCTCTTACACATATTGCAATACTTACGATACTTGAAAATCCAACTTATAAAGGGTTCATTCGTCATGGAAGAACAACTGGCGAAAATAAAAAGCGAAAACCACAAGATGAAATTATTTTGGTAATTGGTATCCATGATTCAATCGTAGATGAAGAAATATTTGATAAAGCTCAACAAATCACTTTGCAAAATCAAAGAAAATCCCCTAGAATGCCTTCAAATCCTCATCTACTGTCCGGCATTCTAAAATGTCCTTTATGCGGTGGCAGAATGAACTTTCAACCTGCAGGTAACCGTAATTTAAGAAATCACGGTGGTTATTACACATGCTTTAACTACAAAAATATACGTACATGTAGTTCAAAGCTATATAGAGCAAAACATATTGAAAGAGATGTGTTGCAACGCATTAAATCCATCATTACAAACACTCATGTTATTGAGGATATTGTTAGTGAGATTAACTCTGATAACAGCATTGATTCTAAGGTAATTGAGAAACAATTAACGGATGTAGAAAAGCAAATTCAGAAATATAATGAACGCATGACCGTTATAAAAGAGCAATTTCTTAACGGCGATATCACAATTGAAGAACACAGGGAATTCAAAAGTGATCTGAATATAAAAATCACTGATTTGAATGCTCGTCAAGAACAAATAACTTTAGAATATGCTAAAGCTTGCAACACTGCAATTGAACCATCGGATGTTTTATTCGTCCTTGAGAATTTTGACGAACTAATGGACAATGCCGATGTACAGATGAAGAAGTATCTCATTGAATCCTTGATTGAGCGGATAGACATTCAATCTGATAGTTCAATAAAAGAGATTGTCTTTAATTTTGAAGTGCCTAACCCGCTCCACCCTGATAATCAAAAAGATAGTGATATACTCACTTATGATACGGTTCCCCCCGATTTATCTTCACCGCGCGATAAATCTGCTCCACCAGAACCAGGCGCATGATTCGATTAAATTCGTTTTAGAATACACGCACACTTTTCAGACCCTTGTAGATCAAGGGTCTTCCCTTTATGTTCCGAACACTTTATGGTTAATTTTTGGCGTTCAGAAAGGCTTTTGTCCCCAGAATGACCCCAAATAAAAAAGAACCGTACAATTCACTCCGTGACGGTTCTTTTATTGTTTTCCTCAAATGCTCAATTAATCACCTCTTAATCTGTACATTAAGATCATCAACTACTCCACTGGACAGAATATATTCAAATTCTACAATGTTGGTTAGCAGCTCTTTCAACTCAGATTCTAAATCCTGTCCTTCGTACAAACCTCGATCCATTTTCCACACAATAATCATGCAGGCGGATTTTATACCTGCTGCCTGCGATAGATCCCCTAAATCAATAGCTCGCATCTGTCGGCACCTCCGTTGATATCAATTCCGTAATAGGATTATAGCATAGATTTGTTGTATGTCACAGAACGTTTGTTCGCATTAATTTCGAACTAAATTAATCTCATATAATGAATGTTGGTAGCCGTAGAATTATGTGATATAATTCGCTCGAAAAACCTCTAGAAGGAGGATCGATTGGGTGAAGCTCTCCCGTGGGAGATGCCGACTGCGATACCTATTAGCCAAAGCCAAAATGACGCAAGCTGAATTATCCCGTAGAACTGAATATTCACCGCAGCAGATATCAAACTGGGTTAATAACCGAGAGCCGATGTCTTACGACGCTGCTGCCACAGTATCTTACGCGCTAGGCTGCCAAATGGAGGACCTATACGAGCTAATGCTATTGCCCTGAGCCGGTCGGCTCTCTCCGGGAAAGTCTATAGCCATGACTATAGAAAATATACCTTTTATTAGTTACAGTTACCTATAGGATCCACCTCTTTTCTATATATTTATAGAAGGTATGTTCGATTATTGTAATATTGATTCAGGGCAAACGCTGTCGCTATATGTCGAACTAGCTAACGGTAATTATATACAATGTTTAACAGTTAAGACCATATTCATATAAAAGCCCCTGCGGACCATGGAGGCCGACAGGGGCTTACTCAACTCAATTTGATTTAGGTTACTACTCCTTTGTTGATCCCGGCCGATTACTCAGCACCAACTCGAACAGACCGGTTGCAGAGAGTCCGGCCAGCCCGCCGCCCCATAGCCGCAGCGTGAGGTCCAGATCAGAAAACGGGTATGCCCACCAGCCGATCAGCAAGCCGATCAGCAAGCCAATCCACGGCAGCAGGTTCTTCGGCACGTTGGCTGTATTCTTCACCAGCTGCACCAGTGCCAGCACAAATACAGAGATCAGAGTGGCAAACGCCAATACGTTATTTAAGACTTCCATATTATTTAGCCCCCTTGTTGATATCGACTCGCAGTTTATCCTTGTCCCATGCCACCGTAGCGCCTAAAGCCTCTGCTACGGCACGTGTCGGCGTGTAAGTGACCCCAGCATCCAGCACACCGTCACCGACTTTTACTCCATTGACATACACATCAACCTTCACATCTTTGTTCACTTTCTCCGCCTCCTTCAGATATCTATCGATTTTAGCGAGCACAACCGCAATCTGAGTCTCCGTAGGCTTCACACCTGCCCGGAGCTGAGCCGTGTTAAGCCCGAAGCTCATCTGGAAATGCGGATAGTCCTTAAATGTAGTCCAGTCCCCGCCCCACTCAAACCCGAGCGCCTTTGCCTCCTGCACCACCTCCATCCAATCCGTTGTTTTGTCGCTGTCTCCATCCCGAGTCGTATCCCAGGACACGCTGGAGCCATTCGGCAGCAGCAAAGCAAAATCGATAGATAAACCAAAGTTATGATAGCTGTAACCTCCCCGGGCATTGGTGACAATCTTCCCGGGCTTGGTGCGACCCTGCGCATACAGCCCTTCTTGCTCTGCAATGGTTCGCAGCCCCTGTGTAATGAGAATCGGTACCCCGCGGGTATAGCTCCGCTCGATCAGAGCCGTAGCAGCAGCCAGTACAGCGGGATGAAGACCTTTAAGACGGGTAGCTGATTTACTTTTAACCTGATCCAATGTAAGCATGGTTTAACCTCCAGTAAGTTTAATAGCCGCAATGATTATGCCGATAATACCGGTAATGATTGCCCCGCCGACCGTGCGCCACAGCCAGCGCTGCGCGTCCTCGATCCGGTCTAGCCGGTGATGCGCAGATTTAGCGCTCTGAACGGCATCCCGGGCGGTGTCTCTCGCCGACTCCACAGTCGATGTCAGCGCCGGCACCACCTCCAGTGTCTTCTCAATCCGCGCAAGTTGTATCTGGATCTCCACCAACTTATCCTCAGTACCCATAGCTCCGCCTCCTCCTGGCATAGTTGTTTCCCCCTTCAGCATCTATTGGCATATAAAAGACACGCCCTGGAGGACGTGCCAGAATTAGTATGGAACTGTGTCTCTTGCCAGCTCATTCCCGCGCTCAGCCATGTCGTTGATGGACTGTTGCAGCTTGCGGAGCTCATCGCGCTTGTTTTTGTTACTCAGGCTCTTATCGCTCTGGACGTCTCGTTGCTGTTTCCGAATTGCAGACATCTGCTTGCTGATTTTGTCCATCCGCTTTCGGAGTCCGTTACTGTACCAATCGGGCAGGTCCTTCTGATCTTTATCCAGATTAGCCTGATCAAGCTTACCCTTCAGCCGGTAAAACTCAGTAGAGGTATCGTTTGTGAACACTGGATCGGCGGTAACCTGCTGAGTTAGTGCGCTGCCAACGTCCCCCCCGGGAGAGAGCAGCGGCTGCCCAAACTGGCCAAGGAACCCGGTATACTGCCGGGCTAGGTAGTCGAGTTGCTTCGGCGATGTCCCTGTCAGCTCGCCGAGTTTCTTCGATACCGTGGTTGTCTTTGCATCGTACTGAAGTTCCGGCGAAAGATTTTCCAGATAACCCGGTACGATAGGAGCCCCGCTAAAAGTCTTGTTTGCAGCGAGATCCGCGATAGGACCGAAGATAGTGTCCCCAGCAGCCCCCAGCAGTTTATCGGTGACCCCTCCTTTCTTCAGGGCCCCCTGAACTCCTGGCGGAGTAAAAGTAGTCCGGAGACGGTCGGCAAAGTCCCGGAAGGCTGCGGGATCTTCTTCCGCAAACAGACGCATTAAGCGTTCTGGGATGTCGCTGAATATGGTTCCTTGCTCCTGCGGCTTGGCAATTTTGAAGAACGTGCCGTCGCCCTTAGGGATCATTAGGAACGCATCCTTCGTCCGGCTACTGAGCTGCTGGTAAGCCGGATCATCGTGATTGATGGCGTATAAGGCCAGAGTTGGGATCGTAATTGCCAGGATAGACTTGGTCAGCGCTTTGGCTGGGTTATCCTTATAGGTGCGGATTGTCTTATCAAGCCCCTGAGCTGCCGCGTTAAAATACGGAAACACCTTGTCGATCTCCCGGGACAATGCTCCGCGCCGTTTAAAGTTGACCGTGATGTCCTGAGCAGCCGCAAGCGCCGCCTGCAGATCTCCTGTCTGATCAAAGCTACGCTTAAACTCTGCAAGACGCGGCGCGATTTCCACAGCGTTGAGTAGATTCTCATACCCTTCCTTTGCACGGGCGAGCTTCGTACGAACACCAGACTGCGGCAAAGCAGCCCGTTTGCTTTGTGCTAAGAGGTTACGGTCCGCCGCAATAGATGAAGCATGACCGCCGCCGACATCCAGGAACTGCTTATACGCACCTCGACGTCCGCCGATGTCTACGGCCGCACTGACCAGGTCAGCAACAAATGCAATCGGGTTATCTCGGGTTGTCGATGCAACATAAGCCTGCGGAATGTCGCGGAATAAGTTACGAGTTAGCGAGAACACCGGGTTACTACCCGTGGTCAGCAGCTTCATGTTGTTCGTCACCTTACCGACCAGATTAAGCATCCAGCCTGCCGACTCCGGCCCGAGCGCCGTTATCGCGGACAGCAGCTGCTTATCCTTAATCAGCACGTGCACCGGCTCACCATCCACCATAGCCCGGACGATATTGTCTTTGTCCAACTTCGTCCGCTGCATAGCCTTATCAAAATCATCCGTGAACCGACTGAGAAGATTGACTATGCCGTCAGTTACCACAGCTCCCGATTCATCGGTTACATCTGATAACAATAGCTTCTTGATGTCAGCAGGCTTCTCCGGCTGCTTAACGATCTCAGCCCAGTCACGGAAAGCGTCTGGTGCCTGCTCGATGTTGCGGACGTACTGCTGCATGACCTGGTTACGCTTAGCAGCCTTAACATAAGCATCGACGTTCTCAATGGTCGCTTCAATTGGAGATATGATCTTTCGCTGAGAGCCGCCCTTCTGATAGCCTTTGACCGGGTTCCCCTGATTGCCAAATCCCTTTTTGCCGCCGCCCGGGCCCTTACCTGTCTTCTCCAGCTGGGTGAACTGGCGCTTGTTCGGCACGTAATACGGGTTAGCCTTAAGCCAAGCATCCGCCATGTCCTGCGTGATGATTCCAGTATCGACAAGCCAAGATTGCACCATCTGCCGGTTAAACTCATAAAACTTGTCTGCTGCTTCGGCAAACTCAGGAAACTGCTGCTCGTATTCTGCTGCCTTCTGGGCACCGAATTCAGGCGTCCATGCCAGATCGTCGCGGAATACTTTCTCCCCGCGCTCTGCCCGGGTAACGGCGTGTTTGTTAAGCAGGTAGTCCTCAAAGTCCACATAGATGGCCTTGTTTTTCTTCATTAAAGACTTCAGCGGCTTAAGGATACTCTTCAAGGATTCGCCTACTACCTGCCCCTGCGAATCGACCAGCCCGTCAGTGATGATTCGCTTGGAGATGACGTCAGCTCCACGTGAAGCCAAGCCGAGTGTATGAATCCGCTCTGAAGCTTTCAGCGGCTCCTCCATGAGATCATTCAGGATCTTGTCCTGCTTATTCAGCGGATGAAGATCATCCACCAGGGCGGTGTAAGCTCGGTCACTCGTACCCTTCAAGTTTGCTGGGTCACGCTGCTGCCGCGTAACCAGTTGTGACCGTGTCTCGGTACTTAGGGAATCATACGGCTTAATCCGTTGCCCTGCCGCGATGCCTAACCCTGACTTATCGTCAAACTGTCCAGGGCGCAGGATCGGATCGCCGATGGGCTGAGGCGCAGGCTCTTGTGGCGGGATAGGCACCTCTCGTCCTTTAGAAACCTCCAGCAGATAATCAATATCGTCCTGCGTCAGCTCAGACAATGGTTTGGCATTGATGGCCTGCTCCTTGGCCGTCACCGGTGCCTCGACGGATGAAGCACGCGGCAATGTAGGTTCTACAGATGGGGGAGCGACAATCGACTCGCCCACGGGTCTGCGTGCCTGTTTTGGCCCTGTATGACGTAAATCCCTCAGCTCCTGGCCCACCAAGGGGGAATCCGTTACTCTCAGCGCGGGATCAATGTCTCGGACACTACCGGCCAGTGTATTCCGCGCCTGCTGATAGCCTGCCAACTGCTCGTCGTAACCGGTCCGCTCCCGCCAGGAAGGTATCTGCCCCGCCTCATCGGCGAAGCCATTATCCACCCGGTTACGGGCCAGTGTGTACAAGTCCTTAAGGGTAGGCCGCTTACCATTGGCAGCATAAAACTCCTGATACCAGCGCGGGTTGTTGGACTGGCGACCAGTACGCCCGGTCACCTCGCCCTCTGGGGTCCGCTGTAAGGCTCCCTGCTGAACACCACCACGATTATCCATCTGTGACTTTAGCAGCTTATACTCGTCAATGACGGCTTGCTCGTAGTTGGTCTGTAACGTTCGGATAGATTGGTCAATCTCACGTAACCCACTACGTCCCCCGGCAGCATTATCTGCAGTAGCTCGCGTGCCTGCCGAAGCTTCCGGCAGCTCATAGGTGTATGGATTAGCAATCGGATCAGTTCCGGGAGCATTCAGCCCGCGGTCCGCTGCAGCCGCTTGACGCACGGTGCCCCGACCTTCAGGCAGTGCCAGCAGCTCCTCGATCTCAGCAGCGGGGATACCGTTCCGTTTGAATAGGTTGCGAAGCCCGGCGCCAGCAGCCGCACCGCCAAAGCCCAGCACAGCGCCGCCTGCTGCTCCGTACAGGGCATTCATGCCGATCTGCTCATTACTGTCCTGCTGATTGGCTAACCCTATACCTACACCTTGTAGCGGCCCGGCTACCGTCTCCGTCAACCCTTGCCGGGCGATGGTTTGAGCGGTATTCGGACTGACCTTTGGAGCAATCTTGCCGATGCCCTGGGCAATCTTATTAACCGCAGACTGCCCCATGCCTTTGCTGAGAGCCTTGCCGGCCACTTCATATGTGCCCACATTCGGCCCCATGCCCACAGGCGCCCCGGTAGGGATTAGCATCGGCGTGATAAAGTCGTTGACCAGGTCGGCGATCTTGTCCACGGTTTCATTACCAGAGCTGTCACGCCGAGTAGCTCCACTATTCCCACTAAATGCGTTGCCGATAGCGATACCCAGCGGATTGCCCTCCGTCAGATAATTCATGGCCTGTGCGTACTGCTTGATCACAGGCGGCGCACTCTCAATCTCCTTCTTGTTGATTTCATACTGGGAGAGCTCCGGAATCTGCGAGGCGTTAGCTGGACCGCGCTCCGTTTGCTGGAGCAGGGATGCCGCTGGCACCTTATCAGCAAGCGCAGCCTGAATTGTCTGCTGTGGCGTCTGTAGTAGCTCCGGTGCGGGTAACCGACCTGTTAAAGGAGACTTTTTCTGATCGGCCCTAAAATCAATGCCCGGCTGCACAACAGGTGGTTTCGGGCTCATGTCGATTGTCGGCTGCCCGGCATTGACCCCTACGCCCGCCAGCGTACTTCGCAGCAACTCGGAGGTAATGGGATCTGAGGATGGAGGAGTAATGGTATTCGCAAGGCTGCGGTTACGTACAGCCGCAAACATGTCGTCAGCGGGGGACGCCGAAGCAATCGGCTCCGGTGAATAGGTCCGGTCAAGCACTCGCTGTTTGGCATCCTTCCCGCGCTGACGGTTCCTCACTATATCAAACATGGACATCAAGCTTCCTCCTCAATACCACTTATTTTTATCCCAGAATTTCAACGCCTTATATGGATCTCCGTAACGGTCTATCACATATTGAAGCCCCTTGCTGGCTTGTTGATAGGGATCAGACCAATCTACGCTATTCCCTCCATAGTTTTTACGGGTGCCATTTAAAAATTGGTATAGCCCCGCTGCTGTCGATGTTGGATTCTTGGCATTTGGATTGAAACTACTCTCTCGGGCCACGAGTTCTTCAAGAGGCTGTTGCCATTCCATCGGCTTGCCTGCCGCTTTTAAAGACTGCGATATGGCAGAGGAGGCAACAGAATAGTTTTTGGGATTAGCCTTAGCGTCTCCAGCAGCCTTGTAATAGTTGTTATAAGCCCCACCCGCCGAAGCTGTGGGGCTACTCAGTTTCCCGAGTATTGTTTAACCCGAGCTTCGATATCCTTCATGGTATAGCCCAAGCCGAGTAGCACCTGCTTAGTCTCCGCTTCGGACAGCCCTGCATCGACAACGGATTCAAACATTTCCGTTCGCTTCGTCGGGTCTTTGGTCAGCTGAGTACCAGACTTAATCTGTCTATTCGGATCGTTAGGATAGTCTGGGTCTTGTACCATGACAGGTTCCGTGTACAATGACTTGATATTATCAAGCACCTGATTAGCCGTCATGCCGACATACTTCTGACCGGCGCCGGGCTGGGACTGCTGATAGTCCAACTGCACCCATTGCCGGGCGTTATCATCTTGCGAGAGCGCCAGCTGCGCCTGCCGGTAGGCAGAATCATCAGACTGTGAAAGCTGCTGCAGGCCGTACCCGAGGCCGTACTGCCGGACACTCTCGTCAAACTGAGATTGCCACTGCTTATCCGATATGGCGTCCCGGGCGACCTTATACGCCTGCTGTTCCGCATACTGCTTGTTGGCTGTATCCATTTGCTGTGCCTGGAGCGTCTGCTGGCCGTTACCAAACTTCCCGATAGCCTGCCCATAGTTAAACCGGTTCTCCCACTGCTGCTGCTCCTGCTGCTGTGCCTGGGCCTGCTTCTGCGTGTCAAGCTGCTGCCCCTGAAGCGTCCGGATGGATGGTGTAACCTGACTCGCGGTTCCGTAGCTGGAATTCGCTCCGAGTTGGCTGACGTCTACTCCCATGTTGGATAGCATCGCCCGAATGCCATTCGCCTGGTTACTCAGCTTCGTACGCTCTGCGGCCGTGATGCCGGTAGCCTCAGCCTGCTGTTTGAGGGCCAGAAGTTGAGAGTAGAGCTGCTGCGCCTGCTCGTCTCCCGGTAAGTTACCTGTCAGTCCGGCGCGAGTATTGGTGTTGTCGATGCCGCGCTGGTCCTCGCTGGTGTACATCTGCGCCAGGTTGCCTTGATTCGCAAATTGCTGCTGCTCCTGATTCTGCTGGTCCGCATAGCGCTGGTATGCCTGCTGCATGAGCTGCGGCAGCACGGTTGTCTCCACGTTCCCCATTTCCTGAGCGGCAATCTCTGATCCCCGGTCCGTGGTGATGGTACTGTTCAGGATGCCGCGCCGGTTGGTGTCGGCCTGCACCTGATTATTACCGGTCTGGATATTGGCCCTTGCCCGCTGAAGTGCAGCTTGATAAGCCGGATCGCTGTTGGCGTCATAAGAAAAAGGCGTCGCCTGTTTAGTGGCATACGCCTTCATGAGATCCATCAGTTCACTGCTCTGTCCGGTATTCGTCTTAGCCGGTGATGCCGCTGGAGAAGCGGTCGGCATTGCAGTAGCAGCAGGAGAGACCGGGGCCGCTCCAGGAAGCGCTCCTGTGTACCCGAGTTGACTGGTCAAATACTTGGCCTGCGCCGAGGTATCCTGCCCTGCTGCCTGTCGGGAGCGGTAAGCCTCCAATGCCCGATTGGTCTCACTCTGCTTGAATCCACTATCTGCCTTGAGCTGCTGTGCCTGGGCAAGCAATCGTTTCTTTGTGGCGGCATCGGCGGTGTTATAGTCCACCCCACCATATACGCCCGTTGAGCCTGTAGCCATGAGGTCAGCCTCCTTTCTGTGCATAAAAAAGAGCCCTCTTAGTGAGGACTCATTGGTCATTATTTTCAACAGTTATCCAACCACTTGAAGTCATGAAGTACTTTGATTCTCCGGTAATAACATTCGTCTTTACAGGTACTGTCCTATCTCCGCTTCTAAATTCCAGATATCGATAAGGCGTTGGATAGATCAGGATCGCAAAAGCAGCCATAAGAACCAACCCGACGACAACGACAACCGCAGCTTTTTTGATCATTTCTGCAATTCCGCCAGCTGCGCTTCTATCTCTGCGTATTGAGCCTTTAAATCAGTCACCTTCTGCTTCAAGGTCTCATTTGCTGGATCATCCTTGAGCTGTATCTCAGCCATAGTGATACTCACTGAAATTGTGGCTAATTTACCGTTTAGCGAAACTATTTTATTCTCTTTTTCCTTCTCTGGGGAAGGTGTTGGCTTGCTTGTAGCTGGTTCCACCGACGGAGCAGGAGTTGCTGACACTGATGAAGAAACCACTTGGGGTTCCTGGCTCATTTTTATCGTCTTCCCTTCTACTGTCAATTCTACTCCCGCAGCTTGAGCTACCGCACGTACCGGCGCGTAGGCTGACCCGTTGATAATGACTGCATCAGCGATCTTCGTACCACTCTTCTCGACACTGAACAATCCTTGAACCTTCTGACCGATCAGACTGGACGAATCAGCGAATACTGAAGCTCCCGCAAACAAAAACAAGCCAACGATAACGCCCGAGATGAATTTTTTCAAAGTAACCGCCCCTTTTGGAATATGTTACTTCTATTATCGGCGAAAGCTGGCATATTTTGCAATCAGGAAACTATGAAAGTTCCGCCGCCACTATTAAGGTTGTCTGGGTTTCCATGATTGTGATTAGGAATAGTAACCGAATGACTGTGCGAAATACTCGCTTTACCTGCCAGAGCAGCCCATATAGCGTCCAACTCAGATTGTAGAGAAGTTCCCGATTCTAAACTCCTAAATTTTGACCAAGAAGGTACTGTAACATTATCAAAAGTGTCTGAACCACACATTAATTGAAGAGAACCATTCTCTGAGCCTACTAATAAACTCAAGCTTGAGGAAACCAAGCCTGCAAATATACCAACCGGGCCAAGTACCAACGAAGGCAATCCGCTTTTTCGGAAGACTATGGTCGGTTCATCAAACAACCCAGGTTCAATGGTCATGTAATTGCTGGCGTCAGTATAAACGGCCAGTAGGTCCCCGCTATTGTTCATCTCAGCCCGCGGGAAGTCATTCCGGCGAGTGGCGATGTAGGAACCAAAAATCTCAATGGATTCAATGAGACCGGCCGTAATATGCCCCAGGTCAGCCGTAATCGCGGACAGCTCATTGACGCTGATCTTATCGGCAGTCACCGCACCGGCAGCCAGCTTATCCGTCATGATGCTGCCTGCAACAATCTTCTCCGCGTTCAGCTCATTCACATTCCGCGTATCCAAATTGTTCAACAGCCAAGTCAATTCCTTGGTCAACTTCGCATAGGCGTTCAGGAGCTGAGACACCAGCACCTTGATGTCTGTCTCAACTGTATCTATATTCGGTAATTGTACATTCGCCACTACACTTTCCTCCTTGTCACTTCGCGTATGATCCGGTGAATCTTCACCTGTCCGCTGCCCCATATCCTCGGCCGGAACCAGGTCTCCGGCGTGTGGACCACAACCGGTATCCGGTAAGACTGTGTAGCCCCATCACTGTTCACAAGAGTCCGCACAGTCGTGAAGCTGCCGCCCGCCAGTCCCGGGGCATAGGCGATATTCAGAACGGCCCCAGAAGACAGTTCCGCGATAACGGTCAGCTTGTGCAGCGCGGCTCTGCCGGTCTCCGCTCCATCACTCCATGGCTTTAGATCAATACTCCAGTTAATCGCTACACCGGCATCCGTTGTGCCACCCGCTTGCAGGATACGGCCGTCTGCCGTGCCCATATAGAGTGTCTGGCCGTCCAGGTAATAAGACGTAGCCACGAAGCTACACGGCCACCAGCGGCGCCCCTGGATGTCGTACTTCAGGGTGACGTTCGGGAGCTGACTCCCGCCGGTTACCAGCGAGATATATAAAAAACGCCCATCTGTGCCGAAGCAGCAGTGACGGGCGTTTGCCTGATTAATGGATTCGATATAGTCCTTGATCGGCTCGCTGATCCGCACCGGGGAGGAACCGCCTTGATACTCATACACGCCGTCCGGCCCGAGCCAGTACAGCGCAGTCCGGTTCTGCACGACAGACCGGTCAGAAATGCAGCCCACGGGATACGGGGCGGTCATCGTAAAGTTTGTGCTGTCCTCACCGAACAGCTCATGTAAGGTGTAGCGTTTAAACAGGATGACATGATCGCTGAATGAGGTCAGCCCTGTTGGCAGCTCGCCGTCTGCCGTTTCCACCGTGATCTTCCCGGTGCCGGTGTACTTATCAGTACTGGTCCAATCCGCTGCATCGCGCAGGCCGGAGAAGCTCAGCAGGTTATCATTCCGGTTGGCTAAGTAGAATCGGTTCGCATGAGTGGTCAGGAACGCACTGCCCGCTGGAGCTGATCCGAGAGCCGTCAGCGTTGCGCCGTCCCACTGGTGAAGCTGAAGGCTGCCATCAATGAAGTATAACTTGCTGCCATCGAAGAACATCGACACATCCCACAGCCGGTTATTATCATCGTTACCATAATCATAAACTGCCGCCCATACGACACCTGTGAGCCTGTATAAGCCGCGCTGATTGCCGCAGTACCATTCACCTTTGAAACGGCACAGACGGTTAATGTACCCGGTATGTTGGCTCAGCAGCGTGAAGCCCTCCCGGGTCTGAAGCGTGGGATAGAGCGCGGAGTCCAGATTGATCACACTGACCGCCTGGCCTTCTCCGATCTCAATAGGCTCTGCCGCCTGGTTAAGCCCGTCTGCCAGAGTAATGGTGACGGGCTTCGTCTTGTCTGGTGATGCTGTCCAGCCTTGCATGGTAACACCTCCTTACTGCGCAGTATGGTCCTACTCTTCAAGAACGTCAGCAGCTCCTGCGTACTCCGGCAACGTCTTAAGGTGCTCGTATCCTTGTTTAGTTGTATTAGAAGCAGTATCCGAAATATCATGTTGGAATACGATTGTTTTGGTAGCTTCGAGCGAAGCTTTTCCATCATGATAATGCTGCCTCGACACATACGAAGACACATAAAGAGTTACTATGTTTTTTTCAATCAGTATGCTCGTAATCACAATGTAAGCTGATTCCACGGGTAAGCTAACGCCGGAATCATATTCAAGAGTTATTTTCTTTGAAAGAGCCATTTAAGCACCTCATATCTTCCGTATTTTCAACTTCCACACACCGTTTGCCAAATCTACTGCGGCACCGGTTAAATTCGTCAGCACGATTTGAACAAAGTTTGAGTTACTGACGTACGCAGTGCAGCCCATACCGAGCAGGCTATACGGGGCCACAACGTCTATAAGGTCACCGAATACAGCGCCCGGGACGCTAATACCGGACGATGCCAGCGAAGCCCCAGACGCAATACTCGCAGGGTTCCAGGTGTATGATATGACCGCGTCAACCGCTTCGATGTTGTACCCGGTTCGTACTGTCTGAAGTCCAGAACCAACGGCAATAACCAGCCCCGGGGAAGTGTAAAATTTGTTGGAGTACACGTCATATACTCCTGTGTCCGTTTCACTTAATGCCGATTCGATTTTAAGACATTGTGATGTAGACACTGCCGCCTTATCGTACCTATTTCCGTACATGCCTACAGAGTAATTATTAAGCAAGCTTTGCCGGCACAATATGTCATTGTTGATTACCAGTCCGTTTGTAGTTAGTGTCATATACAGCGTGTATATAAAATTATCTTTGACAACAACATCGGAACACCCGGAGAGGTAAAGTTGAAATATGTTCTCTGATGCAAAGTTCGGGATTCGAGTATCGGATACCTCAATACCCGAGCAGTTCGCAAAACTGATTGACTGCGATGCGGTGAGGTTGGCATCATTAATCTTGTTGTCTCTGAACCTTACGCTGCGGCAGTTGTTGAGATTCGAGAACACTTCACACATATTAGAAGTACATGATTCAATTAAAACATCCTCCGCGTTATATCCGCTACCTACTGCCGATGCACGTATTGCATAAATGGCGGTATCAAATGTACAGTGACTGATGCTGATGTGCTTGCATGATACACTCGTCTGTCCGCTGCCGAGCCTGATAAATTGACTTGTCGCTTTACGGAAAGTGACGTGATTAATGTCTACATACTCACAACCTTCTTCAATGGTCAGTGCTGACAGATGACCGCCGTCAAAAGTGCTGTTTGATATTTTAATATTTTTTGTTTTAGTATCAAACTTCACCATTTCGGTCAATTCATAAGAACCGAAATTTCCTGATTCCAAGGAATTAAAATAGCAACTATCTATGACAAAATCTTTTACCGGGTTATCCAAATCCCCAAGGACAATCAATCCATTCCCGCCAGTAATAAATGAGCAATTTGTCAAAAGGTAGTTTTCGGGAGCGTTTTGGCCGAAATCAGAGTAAACTCCGAAAGCCGTGTGATTCACCTTATTTGCAACTAGCATTCTAAAAGCTACCTTGTTGAACGTAACATTTGAAGTATTGTGAAAGATGAACAGAGACTGGTAGTTGCCGATAATCTTGATGTTCTCAACTAGCAGAGAATCACTGTTTGTGAACGTGAATGCCTGACCGTCCGTATAATAAAAAATATCATTGCTGAAAAAATACGGCGTATATACCCCCACAATATTGGAGCAGTCAAGGACTGTTGCACTTCCATCTCCCATCATGTAAATGCCGGTTACCCCTACGACCGGATCAAGTTTATCAAATATATTATAGGTTCCGGCTTTAAAGTACATCCGATAGCTTGTATCGGCAGCTGTAATCAATGCCTGGCGGATTTGTTCAGTGTGGTCAATCTTAACTGCTGCGCCTGAAACCGTACGCTGGAGCGCATTTTGGATAGTAAGTTGATTGCCCGACACATTTGTTACCGTTGTTCGCAAGTAATTGTACTGAATGTTATTATCGATTACATTGCTGATCACAGCGCCCGTTGACGCAACGTTTACGCTGATGCTGATGGCGTTCGGGCTAACTGTGTCATACAACACATAAGCACCTTTTGAAACCAGAGTGTAAGGAAGTCCCGCAGCGTCTATTTTATCTGCAATTGTAGTTGCTGTATCTGATGTGGTAACAGATATCACATAAGCACTCTCGTTAATTGTAATGGTTATGTTTCCGTTAGATGTTGGCAGCGTTGATGCACGAAGGGAGAATACAACATTGTTCTTTCGGATGCCTGCGCCTGCAATTGCAATTTTATCTCCTGTTACAAATGTGCTGGAGCCACTGAGTGTAATTGTCGTTGCTCCTGAATTCCCACTCCCTGTTACAGGCGCCACCGTTTTAGACAGGCTGACTTTTGTATACAGCATATTCTCCGCCAACTGCGCATCAACACCGTTAAGCCGGGCCCCCAATATCGGGTAAGCCGGGCCTGTCGCAGGCTGCCGGGCATCAAGGATTTCCGTATTACTCTCCCCGGCTCCGGCAACAATGGTATCCACCCTCTGCTTGACCAGGTCAATTGCCTGCTTGGTAGTAGCTGCACCTTCTACGGGTCCCGCATAAGTGATGTTCGCCGCCGAGTGGGCAGCGGTGGAGACCTTATGAAGATCAACGGTAGACTGAGCGGTATTAGCGGAACCTTGTGCATTGTTGGCAAGCCCCACAGCCGTATTTGCCGTGGACTGAGCGGCACCAGCAGCACTAACCCCGGTGTTTGCCGTGGCTTGAGCAGCAGCAGCGGAAGCAGCAACGGTAGATATGTTCCCAGCTAGCCCTGCATTCTGCCCGTCCACGTACGTCTTGGAAACAGCCTCCTGGCCGACAAGCTGCCCAGGGATCACCCCGCCATCGATAAACTGCTGGTTAATATCCTGTGATCCCTCGCTCACATCCATCCACCTCCCATAACATCTTCGATTCGGTCATCATTCGGCGCCTTATTCAGCGCCTTCTGAAACTCATCGATCAGTCCGTTGTATTTGCTCGTATAGTTATTGACCATGCCCGCGTCCTGAAACACCTCGCAGATCTGCGCCAGCGCTCCGTACACCAGCAGCATATGAAAGTCAGCATCCAGCTCTGGTACGGCCGTCAGCGCAGCCTCACTGAGCTGAGCAGGATAGCGGAAATAAAATAGAGTCAGACCGTCCACAATGTTCTCCGTTGGCGTGGGGTAGATACCCAGCCCCGTCTTCCCCTCGAAATAATAGAAGGGCACGTTGGACCGCTTCTCCACGCTTTGATGCAAATATACCCGGCCTTGCACCAGTACAGCATCCACATTCGTGCGCGGGATCGGCAGCGTGTAGACGAATACGTTCTTTGCCAGTGTGTAAATGGCTGTCGCCCGCTCCCGGAAGGTAGTCCGAAACAGCTCGTTCTGCACCTGGTTAATCTTCCGGATGACGCTCGCATTGCTCAGCCCGTGGGGATATTTTTCCGCGATCTCGTCCAGGATCTCCTGAAGCGTCACGGGATCACCTCCTCATAAGAAAAGAAGGCCCCTAACCCGGAGCCCTCACAATTACATAATCTTGATTTCTTTGTTGGCATTTTCGCGCACGCGCTTATTGACTGCCTGCGTCTTGGTATAGCTCTCCTGCCAGATATCCCGGATCACTTCTGGCACCTCAAACTCTATCCCGCGCGGAATCGCATAGATGATACCGTTCCAGCCCACGGGAACAATGTCGTCTGGATTAAGTGAATCTTCCGGGATGATGATCTTCACTTTCGGCATAGCATCAAGCTGCGCCTTCAGTGTTCTTTCCTCTTTGGCAATCTTGCTTTCCAGCTTCTTTTCCTGCGCTGCATTCTGATCCGTCATATAAAGCCCTCCTTATAGTTGAAAGGAGAGGCCGAAGCCCCTCCAAATGTGATAGATTACACGCTTGCAGCAGACTCCAGACGGACCAGGCAAAGCTCGTTGATTCGCAAAGCCGCCAAAATAGCTTTCCAGGCCACAGTGTTGAACTGTTCCAGCGGATCGGCTGTACCTGCGGAGCCCGCACCCTTAACGATGATATCCGGCTTGGAACTGCCCTCAATATCCGGCACCCCATAAGCGCCACGGCCGACAAACAGGGTAGCGTATACGTCAGCCGAAGATGCACCTGCACCGGTATACTTCACACCGTTATCCACTTCAATGAAGTAGATACCATAGAGCTTGCCGATGATACCATCCTCGAAGTTCTTCGTTCCATTCTCGACATTGGCTTTCTTCCACTCGTCCGTCTGCATCAGGTCCATAGCTACATCCGTGTGGATGAACGCCAACCAGCCTTTACCGCGTCCAGGGATGTTGACTTGCTTAACCTTGCTGCGTCTGAGTGTCCGGCGAGCCTTAAGAATCTCCAGCGCCGTGATCTTGTCTGTAGATGCTACGGTCACACGGGATGCCTTACTATTGGCATACTGGACGTTGGTACCGGCATAGATCACATCACGGACGATAGTATCAATCGACTCACCGGCGTTTTCACCCATAAGCTCGGACGTTTCGGTCAAGAGCGGGTCCAGCCCGGTCAGATCCAAGAAATCAGAAATCTTGGTCCAGTTACCGTACATCTGCACCGTAGCTGTTACGGCCGTGATTACCAGGTCGACCCCATCAGGTGTCACGCCTTCAGTCACAGCTGTAGTGGACACAGCCAAGCTGTTCAGGCGTCTCCATTGAGCGGTAGCCCCGTGACGCTTAGGGATGTTCTTCGGTTCACCATATTTCATGTATACCAATTCCGGCAGCAGGCGGTCCAGCATGGCCGTCTGGTAGAATGTTGCATTTTCCGCTGAAAGCTGATTTGTACCTGCTGTATTGTTATAGGACTGTACGTTTGTAGCCATTTAAATCATCTCCTCATAGTGTTTTCCTTGTTCCTGCTTTGACCTCGGCGATCATTTTGCGCTGTTCGTCCTTGCTGAGCGATGAGAATCCCGTTTTGTGTTCAGCGCCTTCAGCGCCAAGCGCTCCCGGTGTAGATAAAGCGTTATTTTGCAGCTTGCGGATCGTCTCCGCTTCAGTCTGTTGAGCAGTCTTGGCAATCTTGTCCTCATAGGAAGCAAGCTTGTAGGCATCCTCCAACTTGTAGCCGGATTCGATAGCCAAGTCGAAAGCGCGGTCCTTGTACTTGTCGAAATCGGGATAGCGTCCTTTCAGATCCGTAAGCTCACGCTCTACTGCCAGAGCCGCCTTTTCCTCCCGGACGGTCTGCATCTCCGTCTTGTACTGATCCAGCTCAGACTTGATCGGGTTAAGCTCCTCACGGAAGCGGGCAACCACATCGACATCCACCCCAAGCCTGCGGGCTTCTTGCTCCAGTTGCTGCTGCTGCTCGAACTCGTCCAGCGCAGTCATATAAGAGTCGACATCGGGAAAGCCGTAAGCCTTTGCTACGCGCTCTAGGTTCTTCGCCTGCGTCTCCAGTTGGGTAGAACGCTCCTGCAGCTTGTCGTAATTAAGCCCCTTCTGAATCCAGTTCGGAGCTTCTTCATTCGGGATAATGCGCTCTTCCTTGTTGTACTTGACGCGTATCCCTTCAACCGGCGTTTCCTGTGTGGTAGCAGGTGCGGCAACGGTTGTATCTGGTGTAGCTGTTACGTTCGGCTGTTGCTCGGCGCTCTGGTTGGCGCCCTCTTCAAATGTTGACATGATAAATCCCCTTTCGCGCTATGGTTGGCGCTGTGGAATGAGTAATAGGCCGAAGGATTCTCACCCTCGGCCTGCCGGTTGCCGCATCGCGGCTTGCTGTAGTGCTGTCTGAGATTTGATCTGTTCAACCTCCAGTTTATTCTGGTGATCTGCCTGCTTCAGGGCCAGCTGCTGCTCAAGCTTGGCCTGCTGCTCTGCTGCCGGGTCTACCTGTGGCTGCTGAGACATCATAGCTTCCTGCTGCGCCTGTTGCTGGGCGGCCATCTCCTTGCGCTCCCTGACCTTCTTGAGCAACCTGTCCTTGAACGGAATAACGTTCTGAGGCGCATACTCAAGGTAGTCCTCCAGATCGAGATCTCCCTTGTCGAAGAGCTTATCCAAGCTCGCCATCATCAACTCTTCTGAGTATGTGGAAGCGGGACCGACATTGATCTTCAGGTTCAGGCTGATTTCAGCGTATTTGCTGCCGGTGAACTCCTCGGAATACTCCTGGCCGTCATCGTCCTTCAGGGTGATCTGCCGGGAGGTGTTATACTTCACCTTCCAGAACTCCTCCCATATCTCGCCGACATCCTTGATGAAGCGATAGAATCTCTTCTTAATGGATTCAATCGGCACCCCCGCTGCCTTTTGCAGGAGCATAATAGCAGTGGCGTTCAGCTCACCCTTCTGCATGTCCCCTGTGGCTGCGTCCTGAGCACTGGAGAGCTGCTTGGTATAATCCATAAACGACTCTACCAGTCCGCTAGCCAGGCTTGATACAGCACCGGGAGTCAAATAACGGACCGTGGACTGGCCTGGTGGAGAGGTGTCCACAATGGGCTGTGATGGGTCATTGTTGAGAGCCTTGGCATCGATATAGTTCGGGTTATAGACCAGCTTAGGCCAGCCTGTGAGCTGCACGGACAGGAGCTGCATTGCCATCAGGTTATTGATTGCCTTCTGATTCGGGATAATGCCCTCCGTATCACTGCCGCCATGAATGGATTTCTTCCGGCGTTTCCATTGCATAACTGCGAGCGGGTACTTTCGAAATCCGGTATCAACTTCAGGTTTAATCATCTGACCTGAAGCCTCCCGACAAAGCCATATCTTACCGTCTTTGCGCCAGTACTTCGTCAGCACCGTAACTTTCTCAGATCCGGTCACTTCGACTTTCGCCCGATCATAACCTTCGACCTGGACATCGCTGTCTGCCTTGATCAGCTCGATCTTATCCTGACTCAGCTTAGCTTCCTTCGCCATACGCTTGACCTCAGCCAGATCCTCTCGGCTGCTAATGATGATATAAGGCTGCCGCTGCACCTTGCGCTGCTGCGGATTGCCGAAAAATACATTGATTGGGTCCAGCATCTCTCCGGCGATATCACCGATCCAGGGGCGTACAATGCCGCCATTACTGCCGGTGTCCCAATAGTAGTGAGCGATGCCAGTACCGCTGTTACTACCCGACTCCAGCACTTCTTCGTTGATCTCATCCTGCTCGATCAGCTCCCATGTGGTGTCGGAGTAACGGGTAAACTTCTCGCTGGCTTCCTGAGCGAGCTGGGCCTGCTGGACGATCTGTTGATCCATCTGGTCCATATCCGCATCAGCCAGAAACTCCTGCGGACTGAACAGCATCTTGACATTCTCATTCATGACGCTGCTGACCTTATGATTCTGGATATATTCTATGATATTGAATACAGGGCGGGGCAGAGTCTTCGTCCGCTCTGTGATTGGAGGCCATTGGTCTCCAGCTTTGAAGCGCTCATACATCGGCCAGGCATCCAAGAAGCCCATACGCCTCATGTAATTCAAGCACTCGCTGTACTGTTTCTGGATCTGTGTCTCCTCACCAAGCTGTTTCTGTGCCTCAGCCATCTTGTTTCACCTTACCTTCTGTCCACTCCTCGTATACGCCTGACCCCAAGAAAGCCATAGCGGCCTGCTGTGCTTGAGTGAACGGGTCCGCACTGTTAGGTTCGTCAGGAGGCTTGGCGCGGATATACGGTACAATCATGGACCGCAGCGCCTGATTGACGTCCTTGACTGTCTGCTCTTCCAGGTTCGGAAGCTGAAGTAAATTGCCTATGATAGCAATCGGGTGCTGTTCTACCATGTCAAATAACCTCCTTCGTTATCGTCGTCACTACGGAACGGGAACGGTAGCGGCTTGGCCTCGATCACCGGCGCCGTCACGATGAAGCTCTGCTGCTGCCGGATCTCATTGGCAATCATGTCGCTGATCAGTACGTCATCGTGCTTGCCACTCTCTGCATCGGGTCTGCCTTTGTCGTCATACACAAAGGTCAGGCACTCCTGCAGGAAAGTGATATCCTGGAACAGCTCGATGTTGTCCTCGATCAGCCCGATCTCCTTATCAATGATGAGCGGGCGCGTATTACCGTCCGTCTTCCACCCGAACTTCTTCTCCGCAGGCTTGCCCATGCTGTCGTACTTCTGTCGGACGTATTGCTTCGGATACCGCAGGCGCTCCAGTTCCTCAATGGGTGCTGTGTTGAAGTTCATCTCCACACCGATTAAGGCATTGTTGAAGTAGCGGCCCATGCAGTACATCTGCCAGGAGAACGGCTTACTGTTGCTGAGCTCCATGTGCAGTGTGGCGCAGCGCTTGCCGGTGACGTTATTGATGACCGTTGCTGCATATTTGTCCTTGCCCTCACCCTTGGTGTCTCCGCCGATCACGTAGGGGTAGCCGAGCCGCGCATCTTCATATAGCGTAATGAATCCGTCCTTCTGGTCCACCCACTCAATGCTGTCGTCCAGAATCCGGTCCTGTGTCTCACCGTCAGCCCACTTATAGCGAAAAGAGCCCCGTCTCGGCGGCAGCTCTTGGTATACTCGCTTCAGATATTCGATTCGCATGACCAGGCGCTCCTGGTCAAACACACAGCGTCCAGAAGCCAGGAACGCCTCATGTGGGGAGCAGGGGTACTCCTGCTTGATCTTTTCTTTGTCGATGTACCCTTCCCACTTCACGTAATACCAATAGACCTGAGAGATCTCCAGCCCGATGGTATGGAGCAGCCAGTGACACCGCTCCCAGATCCACGGGGCGCGCTCTCCTGATCCCGCAGCGACCTGCACACGGAACCAGGACTCTCGCTCGGAGCTCTCGAAGTGCATCCGGTACTCGCTGGTCAGCCACCAGGCAAAGAAGCAGTTCTCCCAGCTGCCGCTGTCCCACAGATCCTTGTACTCGTTGTAGCCGTTTGCCGTAGACTCATAGATCTGTATGGCGTCCTTGGTCAACGCCTCACCAAGCCCTGCCTGTACACCGCTGATGCCGTCCTTCCAGAACGCCGTCTCAGAGCCGTGAAAGAAGTTAATGGTGCGGGAGCGGCCCATATTCTTCGATGCCGTCTTGATCTCCCAGCTAGAATGAAGCTTATCGAACAGGAGCTGCTTGCGGTTATTAAACTTCTCAGTAGGTTTAATCGAGTCGGGCAAAGCGCCATACGGGTACTTCGCCTTGTTCTCGAAGATAGCTGTCGCGTTGCCGTCCTCGTCCGCTGCGGTGAAGCCCTCGAAGTTCTTACGTGTGATGGTGCAGGCTAACTGGTAAGCTGTGATGAAGCTGGTAAAACCCTGCTGCCGTCCTTTCAGCACCAGGAACTTCAGATGCAGCCGTGTTCCGGCTTTATATGCTGCAATGGCTGCATTCAGCTTCTGGAGAAATAGCGCTTGCGCATCGTTGATGATGAACGGCACGGTCTGCTTATCTTTATCGACAATGACAAACAGCAGCTCGATCAGATACTCCGGATGTTCCCGGACCTCTGCGCGAGCTGCTGGATTATCAATCAGGTATTGAGCGGTAGACTCTCGGAATTCTCGATCCTGTTCGATGCTATGATGCTCTTCCCACCGTTCACGGCGGCGAGCAATGATCTGCGGACAGGTTAACATGTACTCGCCTCCAGACTTGTTCACAAAACTTGGTGTTTTGTACATATGTATGTAGGTGGTATGCCTGATGCGGCATCCGCACTACATGTTGTATCCATCGTATATTAATGCAGCACATGCAAATACAACGATACTTTTATGCAATATTAGGCATGAATAACACCGCATAATCACATCAAATCTTCCAGCTTTTTCACCGTTAAATCACCGCTAAGCTCCAGCTTATCCTTGAACATACCCAGGTGCCGGGCCACATTCTCCAGCGCCTTCATCTGGTCATGCATGACCACCTCGATACCGTTCTTGTTCTCCTTGATACCGGCGTACAGGAACTTGGCACCGCCCTGGAGCTTGCGGGTATCCTCGATATGCAGGTCCAGGTGACCTTCGCCGCGACACTTGGGACACTCGGGATGAGGGTCAGCCAGCCGGTCATAGCCGTAACCCCCGTCCTCCGACGGCAGCACGGCATCAATGGGCCGGTCCTGCTTCTTCGCTTCGGCCTCTGCGTGATCCAGGGCCAGCTTGACTGCCTGGGCGTACTCTGCCTCATCCAGCCATTGATACTGGTGCTCGATGCCATGACAGTATCGGCAGGCCAGGCGGCGCGTGTGGATCAGGTCATTAGGGTTAGCTGTGGCGATGTCCCACCAGCGCTGCATGACCATCTCGGCCGTGATCTCGACCTTGGCTGCACGCTTGTCCTGTGCTGCTCTGATGGCTTCCTGCACCTTAACATTACTTAACAAACGACTAGCTTGCTGTTCTGCCGTCTTAGCGCTGTACCCGGCTCTGATCGCTGCCTGCTTGGCGTTCAGATCGACCAGGTATTCTTTCACAAACAATTTGTGTCTGGCCGTCAGTGCCATCACAAGCAGCTCCTTTCAGGTTTAGTTAAATCCTTTGAAGAACGGATTCTTCCGCTCAGCCTCAACTTGCTTCTGGTATGGCATCCAGTCCCACTGACCGCCTTCAGATCCCTGCTTCACGTTCAGGTTGAAGAACATGCCGGTTGGATTCAGTACGCACAGGTGAACGGTAGTATCATCCACAACACCGGTTACAATAGCCGCCCGATCCTCAGGCTTGTATTCCCCATTCGGCGTGCCGTAGCTCTTGTAGTACACGATTCTTCCGACAGTTGGAATCATTCAGCTACCTCCTCGTAAGTTTTCTCAAAGATACCAAGCTTGCAAGGATACACTTCCCCATTCACACCTTGGATGATGTAATCGCCGTGATTCCCGCGCATCACACCTTCAAGCGTTTGAATGTCGCACCATACACCCTCCTGATCTCGGATACCGCTTCTCAGATTTTCAGGATTCGCGACAGCAGTGTAAGTAACGATTTCGTTTGAAGTTACCTTGTCCTGGAACCAGTCTGGCCTTGGATCTATCCCTATTCTGAAAGCTTCAATCACAACCGGCTTCTTGCGAAACTTAGGCAAGCAGATCATCCTTTCGACATAAAAAATACCGCTCCGGAATCCGGTAGCGGCTGAGTGAGGGAATGGTTATGAATCAATACGAATGACAGGATTTGAACCTGTGATCTCCTGTGTCCAAGACAGGCGAGAACGGCCAAACTTCTCCACATCCGTGTATAAGCACTGACCCCGGGAATTGAACCCGGATCATTCTGCTCTCCGTTTTGACGGGGCCCCGCAGCGCTCTACCCTTGAGCTATGTCAGTGACAGAAAGCCGCGCCCTATGCAGGCAACGCCCGGCATCGGTGCGGCTCTTTACATGTATCGCACAATATCATAATAACACGGAAATTTCAGAAAAACAGGACACCCTACTGGACATTTAACTGGACAACTTTGAAAATTCATCTATCGCCCGTCTTCTCCAGCGGTAATATGTCTTCTCGACCACAGCCAACCGCTTGCAGGTTTCCGGAACATCCATATCCTGAATATACTTCAGGCGAAGCAGTTTAGCGTAGTCCGGCTTGTACTCCTCCAGCAGAGAAAGCAACTCATCAATCCGCTTGACCTCCGCCTGCAAATCCTGAAGCTCGCTCAGCCGCTCAAGCACCTCGTCCAGATCATATTTGCATCCGCCTCGGGCATCAATCACCTTGGCAATGCTGGCCCTCAGCTCCTGTAGCAGCTCGTCGTCCTCTTGATAGGCTCCAATGTCCGGGATCGCATTCCTCTGGGCCTTAACGCCCGCCGGGTAGAATGTCAGGTATGCGTGTGCTGTCGCTTCCAGTGCCTGCTCCCGTTTGCTCAGGTACAGGTAACTGGGCAGCCCGCGCAGCCGCCGGTGAAGCTGCTGCAGATGATCCTCCTCGTTAAGCCGGCTAATCTGTATCCCGCTCCCCACCTTGTACGACCCCAGCGCCTGGATGCGGGCCTGCTTCTGCCGATAGCTGCTCAAATGCTCAATTACTTGCTGCTCTGTCATGCTGCCTGACCCCCTTGATATTTTATTCACCCGAAGCGGACAACCGCTCCAGAATCCAACGTGCCCGAGTCAGGTCCGCAATACTCCGGTCCAACAGATGCGCATCGCTGGGTGGCGCAGCTGCTAGAGTTTGAATTTCTCGTAACCGCCGGATATCGTCACGCAGGTCTTCCACTTCGGCTACTAGGTCATCCCGCTCTGTGATCAGCCGATTGACCTCTTCCTGAAGCCCATCACATTGCGTTGCCAGCTGATCGATGGTCTCCACATACTGGACGCATCGGGTCTCAGCCAGCCCCAAATCAAGCTCGGCGGTTTCCCGTACAGCAACGGCCTGATCTAGCTCCAGCCGAAGCTCATCGTTTTTGGCCGCTTCTCCCCGGCGCGCTGCCTGGAGCTGTTCGATCTTAGCCATAGACTCCTCAGCAGCCTTGCCGGCAAGCGCCACCACTTCTGTCGCCTGGGCTTTCCAGTGTTCGGCTTCTGCCTTATAACCCTTAAGCATGTCATGAGATATCGGCTGCGTAGCTGACAACGCTGCTTTTAACTCCTCAATCTCCTGAAGGGCCTTATCTAGTTGTTCCAGCTCTGTGATCGGCCCGGGCTGCGCCTCCTTCTCGCGGAGCAATTGGGTTTGCTTGGGCGTGCCTCCTGCAAGCAGCTCCTGCGCCTTGGCTGCGTCAATGCCCCTCACATCCCACTTCTTCACCCAGAAGGATAGGGTGTTGTATTTCATGCCCCATGCCTTTTCGATGCTGGCCACCGTCTCCCCTGAAGCAATCTGCTCCAGGAATATCTGCTTAGTCAGTCCGTTGTTGGGTCCCTGCTTTTCGGGTCTTCCGCTCATTTCGTTGTCCTCCTCTGGCTTTTGGTTTCGCTGCTTCGCTGGAAGCCTGTCTTCACTGTGATTATGCGCCACTGGCTTTTTGAATGTCTTATCCCGCTTAGTGGCCGGATACATCCGTCTGACCTCTTCCAGTTGCTCCGGCGTCAGGGTGTATTCTCTGACCCCGCTGGTTCCTGTGCTGCTATACTCAATAGCTCTGCTTGGGATAGGTGTGTTTCCCATACGGTTCGCCTCGCTTTCCCGTGGTTCCCCACTTGCGCTGTCGCTTCCTTGGAGGAGATGCTGGCAGAAGAATAAATACTTCTCCGATCACTGCTCCGCAATCGTCCGTAATGATATCCCATGGTATCTCTTGAAAGATTGGGTCATGCCTCATCCGGATCATCCTCTCCGCTTATTGTTAACTGCTCTGCCATCCAGCCGCAGCATGGACAGCAAAATATATCCGGTGCAATTTCCGTCATATCAGCAGAGCACTCCAGGCAAATCAAGATCACGCCCTCACCCTCTCTGCTGTTTCTCGTAGACTTCCTCCAGCCACTCCGCCAGCATCTGCATCTGCTTGATAGCGAGCGGGTGGTCTTGATATTTGCTGCAGATACTGCCAGCAGAACCGGAAACCCATTGCCAAAACTCCGGACTACTCATGCCGTAATGAGCAGCTGCCTGATTCGCCTGACTGATCCACGCCTGCACATCCGCGAAGAACACTCCGTAGTCCATGGCTTACAGCTCCTCAATCTTGATATAGATCCCCGGTAGACTGGCCCAGAACTTTTCCGCCACAAGGCTAACAACCAATGCATCATCCTTCCAGAACCTCAAATCCGTCATGCAGTCGAACAGAAGCTTCTGGCTGTTGTCAATATCAGGCTTGGTTGTCTTGTACTCCCCGTCCTCATGCTTGCCCTTGATCGGGAAGCACCACTTCACAATCACTCGGACCGGACCTACATAAGCGCGGTTAGGAACGTGCTGTCCCAGATGTGCCATCAACTTCGCTCGGGCAGCCTTAAGCTCATCCGGCTCATAAAAGACCGGCTTGTCATTGATCACGGTGTCTTGCTTCTGTTGGTGTGTGATCGTCGGAACCTTTTTCATCGGCATAAAAAATGCAGTCGTCATCGTAACACCAACTTCCATTTTTTAACTTTCTCGTTTTTCTCGAGGTGATAAATTAGGGGAAGGGGGAGGGGGATTGTTATACCCCCTCCCTTATTCCTTATATATTTATATATAGGGTCCCCGCCGCATTGTGGCGTCCACCATGACGTACCAAATCCCCGCAAAAACTCCGCAACATTGCGGCGACCATGTTTTACGTATGTCCGCAATGTTGCAATGACCATAAAAACATGATGACCGCCGCCGCATTGCGGAAATTGATTGCGGGGAATTCAATGGTCGTCGCCGTCTTTTTTGACCACAACACTGCCGTTATTTTTGTCGATCATAAATCCGTATTTATTGATCCAGTCCCGAATCGTCCGCTCTGCGACCTGTTTGCCTGTCGATGAGAACCACTCCGTCAGATCCTTGAGAGTAGGCGGCTCACCCATATTGCAATTGTTCACGGCGTCCTCAAACTCTTCGGCTTTGCTCCGGCGTTGCTCGCCCGCCTTGTCCTTCCGTTTCCCTGTTGCCTTTTTCCACGGCGGTGCTGCCTCCCCCTCCGGATCGATGTCCTTCAGGCTGCCGACCTCATCCACCTTATGGACCGGATACTGGAACCACATATTGACCGGCTTGAACTTCGGATACTCGCGCAGCGTCCCTTCCACACGCCAGGCGGAACGGATCCGGACAGCTTCCAACGCCTGCTTGATCTCGGCCTGCGCGGCGTCTTGCTCCGTGTTGTAAATCGCCCGCCGGGAGTGATCCTCCATCTGCTTCGCACTGAGCAGGTCGTCCTGGGATACCGAATCCCGTAGGTACACCGGGTTATGCCGCTCGAAGTAGCGCTGGTATATGCTGCAGATAACCTTGTTCTCTTCCTGCTTCAGCAGCGCCTCGGTGATCTCCAGCTCCACCAGGTCAATCAGCGCGTCTGGATCCCGGGCGAACACGCCGCTACCGGATGCCCGGTCCATCGACTTCTTGCCACCCTGGGAGCCTTTGCTGTGATGATGACAGTAGATAACGCCTGAACCTAGCTCCGTACAAATCTTGTCAAACTGATTCGTGAAGTGAGCCATCTGATCGGCACTGTTTTCGTCACCGGTCAGAACCTTATAAATGGGATCGATAATGACGGCAATATAATTTTTCTTGGCAGCTCGCCGGATCAACTTCGGAGCCAGCTTATCCATCGGTACCGTCTTCCCCCGCAGGTTCCAAATGTCGATGTTACTGATATTGCTCGGGGGCAGCCCCAGCGCCTGATACACATCCTTGAAGCGATGCAAGGCGCTGGCCCGGTCCAACTCCAAATTGACATACAGAACCTTGCCCTTCGTACATTGCCAGGCTAACCATTTGATCCCCTCGGCTATGGCAATGCTCAGCTCGATCAGCGCGAAGCTCTTCCCGGCCTTTGACGGCCCAGCCATGAGCATCTTATGGCCCTGCCGTAGCATTCCTTCAATTAGTGGAGGAGCTAGCTTCGGCATGTTATGCCAGGTATCTGTCAGGTTCTCTGGATCCGGCAGGTCATCATTGATGCCCTCAATCCATTCATGCCACTCGGCCCAGGAGACTTTCCCCAGATTCGTGTCCACGATGAACTGCTTGTTCCCGTTTCGCTCGATACCAGGCATGCGGGATAACCGGGAAGGGTTTCGGTTCTGATTGTCCACGGACAAGCCGTTTTTCTTACATACCGTATACAGGTAATCCACCCGCTTACGGTACTCGTCATAGTTGGGTGCATCAACCTTGACGATAGCGTGCAGGCTCTTGCCGCCGCTGTAGACCATGACGGCGATCGGCAGCTCCAGTTCCCGCATCACGGCGTTTTGTTTTTCAATATCCATGGTGTCTGATTCGACCAGCGCATACCGAAACTCGGTCACGTTATCGTTCTTCACGCCTTTACCGTCCAAAGGATTGAACCGGATCCAGGCGCCAGCTGCGGTGTCATAATCCCCTATGACCGCCCCGATATCACCGCCACATTGATTCAGGGCTTGAATCAGCTCTCCAGCGGTCCGGTCATAGGCGCCCTTCGTGGGAAGAAATTTTCCTTCCTCGTTCTGCCAGGTGTCCGTGACATAGCCAACCTGCTCAGATGCTTCAAACAAAGCGCTCAAATACGTTGTTAGCTGCTGAACGGGATTCCAATCAGCCGGTTCATGGATCTCTTTGCCTTCAATCCAGTTTTTGTCGATCACCACGTAATCCCCGCCGGCAATCTCATCGTCCCAGTCCAGTTCGTGGTCATTCGCAGACCGCGGCAGCCAGCCATTGTCCTTGGCCATCTGCGTAATGGTCGCGCCGGTCACCGGATTACCAGTACCCTCGAACGTAGTCCACTTTTTGAAGCACTCACCTGGACGGTAGCGCCCGCTGTCCCGCCGGCTCCACTCGTCCCAGTCGCTGGCCGTGTATCCTTCATATTTCAGTGCCATACCGACATTGACCCATTCCTGGTAATTTAGGAAGACGGGGTCCACGTGGCCAAGCAGGGCAACCAAATCCAATTTATGCTCCACAGGTTACACACCCTTACTATTAATATTTTGGCGCGTTAGGCAGCTCGATCTCCACGAAGCAGATATTTACGCCTGCTTCAGCAAGCTTTTTAATCTCCGCAGTGATCTGCTTCCTCCGCGGCATATTAGGGAAAGCCACTTCCCCGCGCTTCATGTTCAAACTGTCGTAAAGTCGGAGTTCATAGTTCATGGATAAAACCTCCTCAGGAATAATTTCCGGAATAATTTACGTTAAAAATGACAAGTATCTTCGTACTGCTCATCTAGGCTGCTTTTTCGGATTGGAGGGAACGTCCGACACTTTACGTTCAATAAGCATTAATACCATGCATTCAGGGCAAGGCTTTCGTCCAAATTCCCCCACCCCCTTTGGCACACTCTTGACTCCGTTGCATGTTCTACACCGTTCTTTCAAACCCAGCCCTCCTACGCCTTATGCGTCAACAGTGATCTATATCAGCCGCAAGAGCACTAGGCCAAGAATCAACCAGGCAACACAGAAATTACGAAGGACTTCTATTGGCTCAAGCTGCCTCTCCTCGCGGATCGTGCCGATGATGTTGCCTTGATCATCCCGCAGGCGAATAACTGTCTTCATGCCGAACACCTCCATGTTGATTACTCCCCACGATATTCCTTTGGATTGATGTCATCTGGAACATGCCACCCGTTGCCGGCGATCCGGTCAATGAGGCGCTTCGCAGAATCGAATGACCAGGTACCGACATGCTCAAAGCCGCGGTTCTCCAAGAATCGAATCTGCTTCGGCGTGGTCAGTCCTTCTGTACGACGTTTATCCAGGCGTTCCAGTAGCTTCGTGGCTTTGCCGGCATTATCGATGGCTTCCGGCAAGATACCCAGCTTCTCCAGTGTCTTGACCTGTGCTTCAGAAGGCGGCGACATTTCCCATCCGAAGGAAGGAACATAGCTGGATAAGTCCTCGGCCTGTATACTCATTTCAAACTGAAGCGGATCCACCAGTTTCGCTTTCCGGCGCTTCATCTCATGAAGCATCTTTGCCAGTGCTTCCTCGCGCTGCGCAATCACGTCCTCAGTCGCCTGTTTCTCCACGGTCTCCAGATCAAGAGCAATGCCTGCCTCTTCGATCTGCTTGGTCATCGCCTGAGCGACTTCCTCATTCTCCGCGATCAAGTGAGCTGGGTGACACAGTTCGTGCCGCTCTGTATGCCAGAGGAAGTCCAACAGCAAAAGATCCGTCTTGCCGGGAAACAGCCGGGTACCTCGCCCAACCATCTGGCTATATAAGCTGCGGACCTTTGTCGGCCGCAGCACGACGATGCAATCCACGCTGGGGCAATCCCAGCCTTCTGTTAGCAGCATGCTGTTACAAAGCACGTTGTATTTGCCTGAATCGTAATCGGCCAGTATCTCTGCCCGATCTTGAGAGTCACCGTTGACTTCGGCAGCCCGGAAGCCAATAGCATTTAATATAGAAGTGAATTTTTTGCTGGTTTTAACCAGCGGGAGGAAAACGACAATTTTTCGGTCATTGGCCACTCTCCACATCTCTCCAGCAATTGAATCCAGATACGGGTCCAGCGCCGTCCCCAGATCACTGCTCTTGAAATCCCCAGCCTGTTGACCCACTGTGGATAAATCCAGCTTCAACGGAATGGTCATTGCCTTAATCGGACTTAGGAACCCTTCCTTGATTGCCTTTGGTAGCGTGTATTCGTAGGCCAGGGACTCGAAATATGATCCCAGGTTACGCATATCGCCACGGTCCGGCGTGGCTGTTACGCCCAGCACATTCGCTTTCTCAAAATAGGCCAGTACACGCTGGTAGCTATCTGACAAACAATGGTGCGCCTCGTCAATGATAATGGTGTCAAAGTGGTCCGCTGCGAACTGCCGCAGCCTTTTATCCCGCATAAGGGTCTGTACGGAACCAACCACAACCCGGAACCAACTCCCGATGGAGGTCTGCTCTGCCTTTTCCGTAGCGCATCCCAATCCGGTGGACTTAGACAGCTTATCGGCCGCCTGATCCAGAAGCTCCCCACGGTGCGCCAGGACAAGCACACGCTCGCCCAGCCTCACCCGGTCCTCGATTACCTTACTAAATACAATAGTTTTTCCGCAGCCTGTAGGGAGGACCAGGAGCGTCCGTTGGACGCCCTTCTCCCACTCCGCCTGAATTGATTGGCGGGAATCTTGTTGATATTGCCGGAGCTCCATCGCCATAGTGGCAGCCCCCTAAAACTGGCCCGGCGTGAATCCGCCGCCTTGAGGAGGAGGCGACCCAGGGAACGGCGCCTGTTGATATTGTGGCTGCTGGTACTGCTGTGGAGGTTGTTGATATTGCTGAGGCGGCTGTCCTGGTGGCAGCTCATCTGCAGCGTAGAATGTCTTCACCTGATTGTTAGTCTTGTCGACTCCGTCGCGACCCTTGAAATTATTGATCTCAAGCTTTAGCCGACCTTTGGAGCCAATAACAGTCTGCCAGTTCATGCGAAGCTTCTCTCCCTTACGTTTCTGGCCGATCCCAGCGAAGAAGTTGGATAATAAGCCCTCCGTCTTCGTATGCAGGAACAAATTGTGGAATATGACGACGTCGCCTTGATCTGAATGAACAGTCAATTCGATCTTTGCCTGATTGCATGCTGGCATTTTTTCGCTGCCACTGAACCGTGCGCGTTCAAACTTTGTGACAGTGAAGTTGTAGTCTCCTGCCGGCAGAACAATAAATTCTCCACCGTCTTTCTCAATTGTGTCGTCCCAACCAAGCTCACGTTCTGTATTTTGATCCATTTATGAAACCTCCTGTTGTTTGGTTAAAACGGAAATTCGTTTCTAGTATTTTGAATCACGCCGAACACCGTCTGCCAAGCGCCGACCAATACCCCTTCAACGAATCCCGGGTCATAATTGGCAATCGGCGTATCATACGGGTAGTAGCCTTTGTTGCTGACCACAATCTGGATTTCTGCTTCGGTGACTTGGTGCTGCTCCATCAGATCCCGCAAGGATTGCGGAATGTTTGGATTAAGTCCAGCTGCCGGTGGAGCCGTTGTTACAGGCGCTGAAAAATTGGCAGCCTGCTGATTCGGAATAATATTTGGAATAATTTCTGTTGGATTTACGGTTGGCGCTGACTGCTGTGGCGGTGCAGATGGTGCGCTGGCTGTTGTTGCTGCTACATTGAAGATATGAGCAATATAATTAAAGTCCAGCGGGAAGTCGTCCGGCAGCCCCTGGCGATTCTTTGCATCCCATGCTGGATGATGGGTGGCATAGACAGTACGGGCACCACCTTGCGCCTTATTCTTCTTCCCGTCTTTATCCGTGGAAATGGAGAAGGTTTTATAATTAATGAACAGCACCATATCAGCCCATTCCTTTACCAGCGCCGCAGTCCGGCTTCCTGTCTTCTGACCGAGCTTGAGCTGATACCGATCATAGGCGCCCATCTCATCCGGTTGCTCGAATTTGACGATCTGCGCGTGAGCAGTCAGTACGACATGAATGCCAGCTTCGATAACATCACTCAGCAGATTGAGAAAGCGACCAATCTCCTCGGCTACGAAGATATAGCCTTTTCCGTAGCCGAAATCCTCGACACCATTTTTCTGATGTGCTGCGCATATGCCTTCTACGCAGAGCATTTCCGCCCAATCGATAGTATCAATGATGAGTGTGCCAATCTGTCCCGCCTGCTGTTTCACCCAATTCACTTGTTGCTTGAGCATTTCCCAGCTTGATGGTTTGGGCAGGCGAGATACATCCATTTCAGTCGTTGATCCTTCGGTATCAATGAATACAGGCCGCGGGAAGTTAGCAGCAAACGAAGACTTGCCAATCCCCTCCGGTCCATACAAAACTACTTTCTTCGCCTTTTGAACCCGGCCACTAATGATTTGCATTAGAATTCACCTGCTTTCCAAGTTGTAGAGGATGAAGGTGCGGAAGGCGCGCTCCACCCTTCACCTGGATCAATCTCGCCCGGCGACTGCTGAAGGGTAATTCCTTCCTGCCCGGCGACATACCCGTCCTCTATGATAATGCTGCATTCTTCGCCGGTGCTGACCCGTGTTGCAATGGCCTGCAGACCTTCCTGCTCCAGCCAGCTGCCGAACTCTTTCAAGGTTTCCAGGTCCATCTGCTCCAGCTTATCAAGCAAAATGAATCCACATTCGGGCTTAAGCTTGCGAACAATGGCCGTGGAGACTTTAAGCTGATCCGCGCCGCTCATGTTATCCCAGCGTTGGCCATTGTAAATCAGATTCCCATCATCAACAGACAATCCCGGCAACGGTAAATTCGCATTGGTTAGCAGGTCTGTCTTCTGCTGCCGGATAGCGTCGATCTCGGTGGTCAGTGTCTCATACTGCTGCCGATATTCTCCGGCATCCGTCTCCGCCTTGTCTTTGTCCAGGTTCGTCCGGACCTTGCGGTTGATCTCGTCAATCTGCCGGATGTTGGCCTCCAACTCCTCTGTTGACTCATCCAAGAGCTGCAGCGTGTCTTTTTGAGCTGTCGCCAGATCTAAGCCGGTTTGTGTCCGCTTAGCTTCGGCATCCTTCAGCATGGCTTTCAGGCGCTCAACCTCTTGACCTTGCTGGGCATACAGCGCCTGGAACTGGCTCAGGCGCTGTCGCTTCAGCTGATTCTCACCGTTACGGGCAAGAATTGCCTGCTGCTGCTGGATCATCTCTGATGCAGAGATAGGTTCCTTCGGAGCATCTGGGAAATACGCCTGCTCCTTGGCAAACTTGGACTTCTGATCCGCGATCTGCCCGATGGCATGTCGGCGGTTATAAATCTCCTGCTCCTTAACCTCCAGTTCATGAAGCTGCTGCCCCACGCCTATGATCTGAAGTAGAATACTGGCCTTCTCCTTATTGGAAGCATTCATAAACTTGGGAAGGTTAATGGCCAACTCCTCCACGAAGCTGTCCAAGAGCTGCTGTCCGCCCTTCTGGCCATTTGGATCAATTACCTTCAGGTCGCTATTTTTACCCTTCCGCTCTACAACAAGTCCGTTGGAGAGTGTAAGGCTCAGAAAAGGTGGTATCGCTGATCCTTCCCGTTCAGCTTGCGAAGGACGATACTTGTTACCGCCCAGCGCCCAGGCGATAGAGTCCAGCACGCTGGTCTTGCCCTGGCCATTCCGGCCGCCGACAACCGTCAGTCCCGCGCTGCTCGGTTCAATCTTGACGGCCTTGACCCGTTTCACGTTCTCAATTTCAAGCTTGCTAATTTTGATCACGAACGTTCCTCCTTTGTGTGTGAAGGGCGACACAGCGGCCGCCCATTAAGCGATATTGTTACACCCGAATGCCTGTTATCACTTCGAATACATCAGCGTCAAAGTTAGGAATTGATTGAACCGTGATCTTCTCCGGATTGGATAATTCATCCCACAGCGTAGTCCAGGCAGCCTTGTATTCGATCTTCGTCCCTTCGTCATCTACCAGCTTCAGCCTGCGGCAGATCCGGGCACCATCCGACCATTTAAATTCATCGCGGGTAATTGGGCTCGGTTTATTAAACAGAATGAAAGGCTGCTCCTCGGAGCAGAACGAACCGGAAGAGTAATCAGTGGAATTAAAATTGCCACTGTTGCTGTCGCCACTGTTGCTGTCGCCACTGTTGTAGTGGCCACTGTTGCTGTCGCCACTGTTGTAGTGGCCACTGTTGCGGTTGCCACTGTTGTAGTGGCCACTGTTGCGGTTGCCACTGTTGCGGTTGCCACTGTTGTAGTGGCCACTGTTGTAGTGGCCACTGTTGCTGTCGCCACTGTTGTAGTGGCCACTGTTGCCACGTCCTGTATTTCCTTTACCGGTGTTCAACATGTCCAGCACTTCCTGCCAGGTCAATTCCCTGATGATGGCCAGCTTATTGGTAACTGACTTATCATCGCCCGACTCAACCTCGCCGAGCGCTTCCACTTCAGCCACCTTGTTCTCAGGGTTGAACGGGTAGTAATCGAAGCAATCATTCAGTTGTTGGCAAAAGTGAAGCCCGGCGTTACACAGGCCGAAGTGGCCCTCATGGGTAAATGTTTTGCCTACTTCATATTGAAATCCCCGGCAAGTCCAGTCCTTGTTAAAAACCTTGTATCCCTTCAAAACGATTCCTCCTCGGATAATATGGATGAAATGCAATAAGTACAGACGTTGCGATCGTTCCATTGCCGGATCTGCTTGATGGCCTTTGGATGGCCGCAGACTTCGCACCGGCAGAACTGAGCCAGCTTTATTACTTTGGGCATGATGCCGCGCCCCTTTCTATATCATTTGCGCTTCCAGTTCATCAATTTGAGCGCACAAATCCATCTGCCAATCCATGTCACCCATTTCGTAAGCATGAAGGGCAAGCTCTTTCAGACCATCCAATGTGTACACCAGCGCGTAATTTTCCCGAAGCAACTTCAGGATCAGCTGCAGCTCAACTTTTCCGATAAGCAAGTTCCCGTTCAGATCCAGGTTCATCTCGACGATTTCAGCCAGTTTCCGGTGAACCTTATGGATGGCCAACATTAGGCATTCTCCTGCAGGCGAATTACTTCAGTGATGCAGGTGGTGCAGATCGGCTTGCCAGACAGATGCTTCAGTTCTTCAATGCTGCCGCACAAGGTGCAGCCGGGGGTATACTTCTTCAGGACGATCTTGTCGCCATCGACAAACACTTCAAGCGGATCCAATGGAGCGATTCCCAGCGTACGGCGAAGCTCCTTCGGCAGCACGACACGGCCCAATTCATCAATGCGGCGAACAATTCCAGTAGATTTCATATTGCATCTCCTTCTGGCCAGTGGTACACTGACCTCAAATGATGTTTTAAATGTGGACGATTCACGGGGTAGGATCCGTTGAGTCGTCTTTTTCGTTTACAGCCTTCTCCAGTGTAGCCAGCAGGGACAGCAAGTCATCTGGCGGCATCTGCTCGATCAGGAAGTCCCGCAGCTTTTCAACCTCTTCGACTTTGATCTGCTTCGGTGGGACGTAGACGCCCGACATGGTGGTTTCTGCTTCAAACAGGTGCAGTTGCTTGCCTATGATCTGGTTGTCGATCATTACAGCGACCATTCCCCAGCCTAGCGGCTTCGTTACAGGTTCACTCATTATTTTTCTCACCTCCCTTCAGGTAATTCTGATTAGTGCCGCGGTACTTGATGGCGCACTCGGCGTGCTGGACGCGGAACTGGCCGGAATAGCGCTCAAAGTGTCCTTTGCCGGCATCTACCCATTGTCCGCAGCGGTAACATACGCCTGGATACTTGTTCCTCACTGACCTGCCTCCATTTCAGCGATCTCCTTATCCAGCCACCAGATAGCAGCTTCTGGATCTGCGACGATCAGTCGGCCGTTTTGGATGGCCCAGCGGTCACGCATCAACTGCAGCTTGTGGGACAAGGCATCAAACACAGGGTCAGCAAACTTTGAAGTGGCTAACATGGCCTGCCTCCTCCCGCTGGATCTGGGTCAGCGTCTCCTGCACGGTGTGCTTGGCACGGCCGAGTCCAGTCACATGCTTGATGTCGCGCTGCTGCAGCATGCCCTCGATGGCACGTTCCAAGTGGAGTTTGGCCGCAGTCAATTCGGCTTGAATATTAATGTTCATGGGTAAGTTCCTCCCCGATGATAATTCTGTTCTTCCTCTTCTCGTTTCCACCGATCAAGGCTGGAAGTACTGAAAAGGTAACGTGGATTCTTACTACCTTCTGCACCGACAATCCGGTGGGGGATACGCTTTGCTTTGCAAAGCTGCCGAAGAGTATAGTCACTTATGGAGAGATATTCGCAGGCACCAGGTACATTAAGTGTCCGGTCCGACGCTGCGGACATCCGCTCCAAGATGCGTTTTTCAGCTTCTGCGACATGCACGGATACAATGTCGGAGATTGCCTTTTCAAGTGCTGTCATTCTTACACCTCGCATTCCAGCCCAAGCATCTCAGCAATACGGGGCTTTTGTTTTTCTCCTGGACGCGTCCCTTTGAATATTTCAGAAACGTAAGTAACAGAAACGCCAAGCTCCTGCGCTACGTCCTTCATCTTGATACTTTTCTGAAGCATGACTTTCCTGGCTTCAGCTCCAAACTCCGTATAGTACTGCATTTTATCAACCTCCTTTGTAAAGCTTTGTAAAAAATACAGCTTAATTGTTGACACTCGACTGAAAATAATCTAATATCAGACATGAAGGCAAAACAAAATAAACGTCGTTGGGGAACGATTTTTAAATATGGTCATTTGACCTGTTCTTTTTGTCGCCTTTTTTGCTATTAATTAAGCTGTTGAGTTAATACTAACCGATTATAATCGGTAGGTCAATATCAATTTTGATTATAATCGGTTGTTTGTTTGATTATAATCTATTTTAGGAGTGTGTGAATTGGGAATAGTTGATAACATAAAAAATCTCTGTTATAAAAACGGCACGACGATTCCGAAACTGGAAAAAGAACTTGGTTTCGGCAACGGCACAATTTACAACTGGATAAAAAGTTCACCTTCACTAGAAAAATTACAAAAAGTGGCCGCATTTTTTAAAGTGTCCATTGACAACCTTGTGGGCTGGGGACAGATCTATAAAATCGGTTGTTATATTAAAGATGAAAGAGAAGATCGAAATATTTCTCTGGAAGATTTATCCACAGCAATTCAGATTTCGTCTGAATCTCTTTTCCTAATAGAAAATGATAATATCCCTTTAACTTCCGAATTATTGAGAAATATTACCGATAATTTTGGAATGACGGTCCAAGAATTTTTAATTAAATATGAAATGTACGAAGACGCAATCACTCAATACTATAACGGTGATATAAATGCTTACTTAGATTATTTGAAACACGAAGAAGAAACTGCACAAAATAGTTATGAGCAATTAAGCGATGGAAATGAAACTATTGTGCCCCATCACGAGGAGGATGGTTGGACAGAAGATGAACTCCGGGATATCGATGAATTCAAAGAAATTCTAAAATTGAAACGGCAACTTAAGAAGAACAAGGGGGTGCTGTAATTGAAAGGTAGTATAGAGAAGAGAGGAGAACGTTCCTGGCGGCTTACTATTGATGTGGGTGAATTGCCTGATGGCACAAGGGACCGACGCAGGAAGACGGTCACCGTAGAAGATACTGCCTTGCTGAAGACCACGAAAAAGCTCAAGGATCACCTGGATAGTGAGTTGGCCGCCTTCAAAGTAGAAGTGGAGTCCGGTGAATATATTCAACCAGGGAGATTCACATTTAGTGAATTTGTTGAGCAGAAATACGAAAAATACCTAATGAAGCTGTCGCCGAATACGATTGCGACCTATAAAGGACATTTGAATAAACACATCATCCCTTTCTTTGGCCACCGACAGATTCAAGATATTAGAACCATGCACTGTGTAGATTTTATTGAGTCACTTTCGGCATACTCGGTTAGCCTACAACGATGCAATCACTCGATTTTGAGAAGCATATTCGGAAAAGCGAAGCAATGGAAAATTATAAAGGTTAATCCAATGGACGGAGTAGATCGTCCAAAAGGGGATACCCGTTCAAAGAAATATTATGACGCAGACCAGGCTGCCGCCGCGTTAACCGCTCTGCAGAGTGAGCCAAACAACTGGAGGATGTTCTTTACTGCTTGCATGATCGGGGGGTTTAGAAGAGGAGAAATGTTGGCTTTAGAGTGGGATGATATCAACTTCGAGTCACGATTAATCAGTATTAGCAAATCCCTTGCCGCAGGACAAATTATAAAAGACCCTAAATCCGATGACTCAACTAGAATTGTTAAAATGCCACAATGGTTTATGGACGACCTAGCTATTTTTAAAACAGAATGGGATATCCGCAAAGATAAAAACAAAGAGATATGGCAAGGCGGTGATTTTCAGTATGTATTCCATAACGGGATAGGCAAGCCATTCTATAGAGTTGTGCCATCTCATCGATGGAAAGAGTTTACCACTAAACATGAGTTACCGCATATCCGTTTACACGATCTCCGGCACACCTCTGCTACTCTACTACTTGAAGAAGGAATCAGCCTTAAGGTAATCCAAGAGCGTCACGGCCACGCTGATTACCAGACAACGGCCAACACTTATTCCCACGTTACGAAGAAATTAGCCGATGAAGCCTCAGACAGGCTCGAAAAATTCCGTCCCCAATCCGCCCCCAACTAG